GATGTTCAGCAAAACTTTTGCCTATATTAGACATCATTTTGATGATTTCAGGATGATCTCCAATCCTTGTATTTTCTACAAACTGAAGAAGTTCAGGAGTTGCGAACTGTCCAAAAGCACGACGAGCATATTCCATATTCTTGTCATACTCTTTTCCAGGCCATTCCTTCATCAAGGCTTGTTGACCTTCCATTTCCAGTTGTTCTATATGCTGTTGTTGCATCTTAGAGCTTTGTTGTTGTTCCTGTGCAGAAATTTCCAACAATTTCTCTGCCTGATTCTGAGTCAGACCCAACTGGTGTGCTTTGCCTCTGAATTCATCAAACTGTCCTGGCTGATTTTCAAAATCATCAAAACTGTAGCCTGATGGTTCGTCTGGCCTTCCTAATGCCTGATATACTCCATCCCAAGATTCTCCTTTATTAGGGACTTGGACGAAGTTTTCAGGCGGTGCTCCCATCTTTCGTACAAGATGGACATAGCTTTGAGCCAACTTATCGACAGAATCGAAGTTACGAAGGCTCGGTTCATCAGCTAAATCTCCAGGGAGACTGGTTGAATCAAAGGATGGTGAATTATCCGCTGGTACTTCATTCGCAACGGGTTCACTGGTCGGTTCTTCCATATTCAGCTTCTAGTTTTTTGATATGTTGCATAACCTCCTGTGGGGAAGATCTTGCAAGCTGCATTAAACTCATTACAACAGATCGTGCACCTTCCTTAAAGGCAGAAAGATGAGAATCACCTTCCACGAAGGTTGTACTGAGTATTTTATAGTTCCTGCTTAGATCAGCTAATACCTCCTTACCAGCAGGACTGTTAAAAAGCTCATAATATAAAGTTCTTCTACGTTCCTCTTTTTTAAACATCAATTAACTCTTCTCTTTGCTTCCGCATCAGCAACATTTTTATCAACTTCAGATGCCATCTGTCCTGCAAGCATCTGTTGTTCTGCCATTTGTTGTTGTTGCCGTGCTTCCATAATCTGTTGCATTTCCTCATTCGTTCTAATTGCAGATGCAGGAGCACGTAGGATTTCTGCACCCAATTCAGTAATTCTACTAATATTGAGTCTTTCAATTGCCATAGGATCAATCTGTGCCAAAGGCATAATGAATTGCATCAATTGTGAAACTGCATTGAGTTCTACTGATCTCATTGAAACTGATACAGGATTCACATATTCCACCATGAAATCAACCTCCATCATTTCTTCAGGAGGAGGTGGCAGCATCCCAGATCTCATCATCAGCATGAAGGTACGTTCAATAAGAGGAGAAAGAAACTCTGCTTCTTGTCTGGCAACAATAGGACCAAGAATAATTAAGCGATCCCTTTGTCTCATTGCAATCTCTGTTGCAGTAAATCGGAGTACATCACCATCACTTGCAGTAGGTCCAGGTAATTCCATCAAGTCCAAATAGAAGGCTTTATCGATAGCTTCTCTGACTTGACCCATCTTTGCATCTGCATATCTAGGTTCTCCAGTAGGGATCTGACCTATCATATCCTGAGAGGTGAACCCTGCACGGTGAAAGTTGAGTGCCCCAGCATAGGTTTTTAAGGGTGTTATAAACCCATCATCAGGCAGGGTCAACGCAGGGTCCACCTGCTTCTGAAGACCTTTGAGGTAGGTTTTCTCCATTTCATTGAGCATTCGGATATCAGGAAGTGCATCTCCTCCTGGACCTCTCCCATATATTTCCAATGCATTTCTTGACCATCTGCTACATGTGTATGGGAATTGGTCATATCCTCCAACACCAAGGATCTTCTTTTCTTCTTTAAGGATGTGAAGAGAAACCCAAGGTTTTTCAACTGTTTGCAATGCACTAGGTTTAAGAGAATGCCATGGTTTTACAACATGGAAACACTCAAAAGTTTCATAGGGTTTTCCAGATTCCATGCTTTTGAGAACCTTCTCTGAAAGCTGTTCTGGAGGAAACTGTTCTATAAGTGCTTTTGCAGTCTGTTTATGATGCCTGAATACTGTGTCAATTCGTCCAAGGTTATTCGTTGCAAGAAGACAATCAGACAGAGGGAAGTTCCTGTACATTGGACCTTCTCCTGGAACATCCTCAATAAACATAATGGCAGTTCCAAATGCACCTAAGTCTGCATAGTACTCATATACTGCAGGATGGAAGTTGCATTGAGGACGAGACAGAAACATCTGAATCTGTTTTGTAGTCTCTTCTAACCACAGATTGACATCTCTGTTCTGTTCTAAGGCACGTACTCTAGGTTTTAGAATAAACCAAGGTGCTGCTGCAGGAGTAAGGATATTATGCATACCTGCTGCAAATCGTGATAATGCACGTACTGGAGTAGAATCAAAGATCTTCTGTCTTCGTTCATTACCAGGATTACGGTCTTTATTATGGAAATCTGCTCGTCTTGGAATAACCATTTCAGCAATCTGGTTCCATTGTCCTTCCCATGCAGATCGGTTGGACTTCAGATATTCGTATTCCTGAATAATATCAGATGCAGGATTATCTTGATCTTCGTAAGCCATGACTAACCTATTCTCCGTGCATTAATTTTAGATGCAGACTGTCCTATTGTCAGCATGGTTTTCCTCCGTCCTCCTGAAAGCGGATTCATCATATCTTGTCGAATATTAGTTCCTGGTAAAGCTTGTTCTTGCAATGCAGCATTTGACATGTCCCCTCCAACCATGGGTTGTGCTGTAGTTGGAACTGGAACTGGTGTGTTTTCAACATAATCGATTTCTGCATCAAGATCATCTGTGTTATCTCCAGTAGGGAATAAAGAATCTTGTATTGCTTCGAATGTTTTGTCTACATCTGAACCTTGATACAAATCATTTATTACTTCACCTGGATTGGTTGTTACTGCTTGCAGATCGGAACCGCTCCAGACATCTTCTCCTTCGAGTGCTGCCTGAGTAACTCTGACGGGTTCTGTTACTGCTTTTTGAACTACTTTCTTAGCTTCTTGTACAGGACCACCTCCACCTCCACCCATACTCATGCTGCCTCCTTCATAGGCAAATAAAAGAAATACCGTGTAATTGCTCCATCCCAGTCCTCTTTGACTTTCTTGGCAAAGTAGTCGAGATCAGTATATCCGCAAATGCCTTCACAATCGTTCATTTTAGCATATTCTTTAAGACCATTTTCACCTTCTTGGTATGCCTTAACCATATCGTTAGTATCGACATCACCGACTTTAGTAGCACTGAACCATAACAGAGTTTTACGTCCTGTAAACTCACAATACTGGATTTGTGTCAAAACGACATAATTAAGTCCATCTTCTTCTACCACCCATAATTGCATTGATGAGTTAAAGGGGTTTGTTAATTTTTTATATATATGCCCAAGAACCTTCTTATCCGAGTCAAACATTGCTTTACTACCAACAGATGCATTGATTGCTTCTGAAATAGCACCTTCATATTCTTCCCAGTTGAATTGGATCTCTTCCTGATCCAGCATTCTAAACATTATGCTGTATTACGAGCATTTATTTGTTTCTTAGATAATCCTCTTGTCATAAGAGTACTAGACCGACCATCACGGTCTTTGTTCTGTTGTCTGATCCAACCTCCTGGAGCAGTTTGGCTGATGTCTCCATACCTTCCGAAGTTAGATCCAGTACCTGCAGTCTGGGTTTTTAGTAATTTACTACCTGACCTTGTGTCAGTAGAACGTGAAGGACTTCTATCCCAACCATAAATTTCGTGTGCACCTAATTGGCCCTTTACTGCTCCTTCTAGACCTAAGATAACTCCAGTTGCGAATTTGCCTATTGAACCCCAATCATCAAACATCCCTCCTTTATCTTGACCTCTTTCCCAACCAGCCTTCCAGCCTTCTGTAATTCCTATAGGATCTAATCTTATTCTTCCACCCCATTTACCTCCAAAAGGAGATGGAATATCATATCCCCATGCCCCTACAATAGGACCTTCATATTCATGAGATTTAGAAGACTCTTCAACAAGTTCTCCTTTCTCTTCATCCCATGTCCAGACTACTTCTGTGTATACTTTCATAAGTACCTCTACGCTGCGAAATATTGATATTCGTCATCGAATGTTCCGATGCCGTGATCCATTCTCTTAGAAAAGGTTAAACCTTTTGCATAACGTAGTGACATGACTGCATAACGTGCTGCAGACATAAGATCATCACGTTCCTTTACCACCTTACCATCTTTTCTGTGATACATCCTCATTTCTTCAAAGAACTCACCCAAGTGGTCAAACACGAGTAACCGTTGAGTCTGGAACTTCTGAAGCATTTCCATGAGTCCTGGTTCGACACCCTGACCACCTTCAGGGTTTTCAAAATGCTTTGGGAACATATTCATCCCCTGCCTTCTGTAGATTGCTGCAAGGGGTTCTCCTGAGCCTTTATCATGTTGTGCACCATCATGGGGCCATATAACAGGAATCCAGTCACCACGGGCTTTTATAGCCTGTGCATGGACTAATGGAGTCTCTCCAGACTTTCTATAGGTATCATACACGTATGCAACATCATGATCCCTGTCATGAGCAATCCACACAGCAGCAGTAGGGTGATCATATCCAAAATCAATAGCACATATCCTCGACCAGTGTTCTGGGATGGCAAATGCAGTACGTTTAATTTGTTCAACATCGATAGGAAAGACAAGACCACTACCCAGTACAGGTATACCCTCAGAACGCATTTTTCTTTCATGCGGTGGTAATGCAGCAAGGATTTCTGCTTTGACTTCATCATCAAGGTGTGGTGCATCATCCCAAGTGGCATTGTAGAGTTGTTGGTGTGGTTTCAGATTGTTCATGAACTGGGCAACGACATTCGTCATCCCTGATTCTGGAGTAAATGTCATATAGGTCAAACCACCGCTTTTGAGGGATGCCCGTAATGCCTGACTGTAGATGTCCTGTGGTGGTTCCTCGTCCATCCATACTACATCTATCGCTTTCCCCATCCATGCCTGTTTCCCCTGCTCGTAGGATTTCAAATAGCACTTGGAATTTTTTCCTGATGCATGTTTGACAGTCACGGTAGAGACTGCGTTTGGTATTCCTGGTTGGCGATCCCATTTTAAAATCACATCTTTAGGAAGTGCTCCTTTTCCAAAGTCTTCTTCATCTCCTGGCTCTCCTAATAGTTCTGCTTGTACAATGTCTCTTGTGTTTGCAGTTGTATTTCCTGCTGCCCATGCCTTGATTGGTCCTGTGAAACGATACCCTTTCCACCATTTTGGATACTTACCTGTCAAATGAAATGCCATCTCTGCAGCACCACAGAAGGTCTTACCAGTCTTATTTGCTGCCATTAAAAGCCTCTGCCTTGCCAGTCGCCCATCGTTGTCTTTTGCAGAGTGAAAGTTGTTTTGGTACTCATAAGGATCATAAAATGACAGTCTATTGGTATCCTTCTTTTCCGTAATCTGTTCGGCAAGCTTTATTGCTTGCTCTAAGCGTTCTGGTTCAAGCATCTGGGCTAATACCTGCTCCTGGGTCCATTTGGCGTTGCCATCGTAATTGCTGTACGGATGGTATGATCCCCATAGTCATTCTGCTCCAGAACTCTTGTTTGAAATCTTCTTCTGTAACAGGTGCTCCTAGATTCCCCCATGAAGGTTCTGGACCTGTTGCACCATCAGTACCCAATCCATAAAGTGCTTCCTGCTCGTTTAATCTTTGTACATTTTTGTAAGCAACTCCTGCACTTAGAGGTCCTGTCATTAATCCCATTCCAAAACTGAAGATACCCAGTTTAGGATTGATCTTGCCATGAAGTGCTTGTTCTCCTGTTCTGAGTTGTTCCTGTCGAGTCATCCAATCTCCTGTCAACTTAGACTTCTTCATATCAATGGTTTCTTTATATTCCAGATTCTGTTGG